TGGTCTTGGATACCCTCCAAGGGGGGGGGAGTTGCACCCTTTTGAACGATCGTGTCTTGATCGCAGCAGCAACTGGCCGCTCTTCCTTAGGCCGGATAATGAGTTTTTTGGAATTATCTCAAAAACAGCTAGAAAGTCAGTTTTGTCCCTCGCGAGACTGGTTCGATTAAGGTGAACCACGGTTTAGCCCTGGAAGCACCAATACTTAACGCAGTATTAACGTTGGATCACTCCAATGGTTCGATTTAAGTGAACCACAGACCGAAGTCTTGTAAGCACTAACATTTGACGTAATGTCCACGGCATGTTTTGACTAGGTCCATGCACGACCCAAAAGATTTAAAAACTTATGAAACAAAGTTACTAAGCAAAACCACGTAAAAGCATTAACATATAAGAAATAGTATACAAACGAAAATAAGCTTCACACTTTGCAGCGACAAGAATACTAACTGTGGGGCTTCACCTCGATCTTAAAAATCTCTCGTGATCACCACTCGAAATTTCTTCCCACTTCAACACGCTGGTACCTGCCTTTATGGCTGAACAAAGAAGCAAACAGATCGAATGAGTTTATATATTTCTTTAACGCTAACAAACCAAACATGACATCACAACGCAACTTATAACGTTCCATAACTGCTACGTTAAGAGCTTCTAACACCCTATAGTCATCATATGACTTATAATTATCACCTATAGAAGTAAAAATCTCACTTAACAAATCAGAATTTTTTATGTCTTTCCTGCCCAGTTTCGTAAGCAACTTATAAGGATCCGGAGCGAACTTGTATTTTTCTCCCACTTTTATCAAAAATTTTCCACAAAATGAATTATTTTTGAAATTAAACAGCTTGCAATCAAAGTTCCACATAGAAGCTAATCTCCTACACGGATCTTCAATCACCATGCCCTTCGGGAAAAATATTAAAGAGTCGTCTCCACCAAATATCATAAAAGTCGCTTTCTCCAAGGGTAGTGACTCTAACAATGACAATGCGGCAGACCAAGTATTAGAACCATAAGTATCACAATTACCTGATTCCTGCTGATAAAGAATCTGCGCTATAATACCATTCACCCTATCTTTAATGGTGGTCTGACACTGCGACTTCTCCCACAAGTAAGCGATCATCTCATCTAACCCAAACAACTTGTAAAGTTCAATAACAACCCGAATATGCAACGAAGTTTTCGACTTATCAAACTTTGAAAAATCAATCTCAACGGACTCATGGTCTTCTCTTACATCAAGAAACTCCACTGCAGGATCCAGCTCGTCAGACGTCATCCTCGTGTTATAAATCACATGAGGTTTCAAAGCAACTCTTATTCTCTCATTGATTTCTTTCATTATCGGTCCAAACAAAGCATTCACAATCTTATCAGGGTACACTACTGTTTGAAGCGCAGAATACTCAGACTGCGGTGACAAGTCCAATTTCGGTTTTACATCACCCTTTATCATAAAATTGTATGATGTCACATCGATTTCACTCAGAGTTCTAACATCTGCTAACATCTGCTTTTGCGCCGTGCAAGATTGTTTGACCCACCATCTCGCCGCACCTTCAAATGTTTCCAACTTAGAGTTATCAATACGACTCTCATCAAAGAATACCTTTTTTGCTTTCTCAATCGTGCTTTCAATCACTTCGAACTCATTCACAGATTCCTGCAACTTAGGTGCAGCCATATTTCGCTTGTTCAAAGCCAACAAACCTTCTGCCAAACCGCTTTGTCTTTTCTCGGGCATAGCTGTCCTAAGCATAGGATACATACCTCGGCACTCTTTCCACATTTTCATTTGCCTGTTAGGGTAATAAGTAAGGGAAGCATTCATATCTATCTGCAGACCTCCTGTGGCCACTTCATAACCGTCAAAGTAAGTGTCAACAATGGAATTCCCGGGAAATGCTATGTCATACATCTCTTGCAAATCAACCAAATTACCCACATCAGGGACAGTCACAGCATTATCGGACACCATTATCTCCTCATACTTTGACGCCTGGCGTCATTTCACACCTTCCTCATGCAAATGTTTCATCAGTTTCCCTTCCTGCACAGATAACATTTCGGCCAAATCGAAATACAATTTATCCTCTGCCTTAGTGTAGTACACCAAAGAACGCCTGTGACGGGTAACACCGACAACCATGTAAGGCGAAGAGTTCCTACCACCAGGGTAGATCTCATTATCGGTCGCCTTCAACCTGCATAACACAACATTGTCGTATGTTTTTCCCTGACTTTCATGCACAGTGTTCACATTCCAGTTACCTCTTCCCAAGTATTGACGCATCTCTTCCTTTTCACTCTGCAAAAAAGTCAAATACTGGGTACCTGGTATTTTCGGTATGCTATAAATGGAAGTCATACCATCTCTGGGTCCAACGGTCTTCAACGACCTTACCAATGGATTAGCACTAGTCACCACGGATGTACCATAAAAATTTTTCTTAGTCAGGTACGATGCCACATCCAAAGGCGATCTATAAGTCAGTCTTTTTTCCACAACATTATCAATTTCCAACTTGGAGTATCGAAGCGTAATAGACTCCACTCTATTAATAAACGGGATCTGCTGAGAGTCACCTTGACATATCACACTTCTTGCAGACAAATCATCCGCACAAAAATACACCATGCCAGCATGCGCCATCAACGCTTCATCAAAATGAAGCACATTGGCACGAGATTGGGTATCATTGAGCAAATAAGAATCTACAGTCCTCACACGTTTCAACTGTGTGGCGGTAGCATTTCTCTCAGATTTAAACCTCTCCCTCAGATCTTCAGCAGCTTCTCTACCGATTGTCACAACATACTGATTGACTAAGTTCGCTTCTTTCACCACATAAGTCGACTTTCCACATCCGGGTACACCATCAACGAGTGTGATTCTGGGCGCCCTTCTTTGCACCCTCTTCTTAAATGAGATTTCCAGCCTGTTCAAAATCGGAATTTCATTCATCAAAAAAGTGATGTCACAAAACAGATAAATTCCCGTCTCGCCCTGTGGCACGATCGGTTTATCACTGTTGTCCGATGACATTTCACCATTTTCTTCAGCTTTAGCATTTTTCCACTGCAACTTTATCAACTTAGCACGCTTCCAATCCTCTCTGGTAAACCTTACTGCATAAGAGCTGGCTCCCTTAGAAGGATGACGATACCTTTTACCGAACATCCATTCTCCACACACATTTTTCTCGTAGGACAGAAAACACGCATTCTTAGGAGTCTCACAAGCACCGCTGTGAAACTGACCATAAATAAAATCGCGCATAATCTCCACTAACGTAGATTTGTCCGCCACCAACTTACATTTCAAGTACCAAAGAAATTCTCTTTTTGCTTTCGTGCGAAAGTCATCACCTTCAGCTTCTTCCGGTCTCTCAGGCATTTTTGCGTATTTCACCTCATCCCAGCTCAGGTCGTGGTCAACTGCACATTGTCTAGCTCTGACCTCGGAGTCTTCGACCATCTGCGCCCATTTGCTGAGAGGTACGCTACCGACCGCTACCAGCTCTTGTGATTGACTTGAACTCTCTGACTCACCACTTGATAAATTTGCATGAGCATGCTCGCCCTCGCGAACAATCTCTATTTCCTCACTTTGCACAACCTGCGAATCCATTGTGACTTCCTCAAACTTTTTGGTTGCAAACGCTCGCTCGCAAGCTGCTACTATCAATTGTTCCATAGGATCACAATCTTCATCACTACTAGTTGAAGCTGATTCCGTTAAACACACTTGAGCGGAAGCAGAGTCATCAGGATCGACGTCAGGCAAGTTACCTATCGGCCAATCTTGTTCCACTTGTTCAGTGGTTTTAATCACCTCTTCTTCCTCAAGTTCCTCATTCTCAGTATTCTCAATGTTATCAAAATATTCAGCATCTGAAAATGTTACAGCCGAAACCTGTTTCCGCCATGCTCTCCCGCACGCCTCTTTCAGAGAATCAAACCAGTGCACTTCGTCACCAAAACTGTTGTTAAGTGCGAAGCAATTACCTTCAGAAATCCATTCCTCCAAAACTACTTTACTAAAGCGCCTCGGCTTCTCCACTGGTTTTTCCTCACACTTCATGGTGTTATACAAGTGGCACTCACCACTTACCCACTGCGCCATCCCGTCACGGGACGCAACTTTCTGCTTTGGTTTTAAGCTGGACTCCCCGACTTTCACATATCCTTCGCCAATCAAACCAATTTTTTCACTGACAATCTCATCCGATATTCGTTGTCTTTCTCGCTCATACTCCTCATATAGACTCACTTTCTCATCCAATTCAGAGAAACTCAGTGAAAATCCATTAACATTTTTCAGAGCAGACCCTAATTTAATCCGGTCATTAATCTCCAAATACAAAGGGACATCATGAATTCCAACTAAATCTTGACCATAACTGTACTGCATCCATTTAGCAAACACGCCCAAACCTCTTTGATACAGGCTTTGTCTCCCAAACACTCTATGCACCACGCTCTCTAGTATACCCGACAAGGTTAACTCTTCTTTCACTTTGCTTTTCAATTTTCCCAACACTCTCTTCTGTTTAGCTTTCTGCAATTCTTGGTAAACCATCAGAGTGGTAGTAATCATCGGTAACAGCTTAGGATCAACCTTTTCAGAAGTCTTTCTAGCGGAACCGCCGATCACAACGGCATTGTTGGTTGATGCAAAGTAACTGATTAAACCTTCCGCCGTCACCTGGTTGTCCTTTAACTGAAAAGCATACTCCAAAGCACGATTTACAAACTCTCTGCTTAACAATTCTTCTCTAAATACCAATTCATCGGTGGCCCTGTCAATATCAAACAATGGGAAAACCACCAGATCCCGTTTGTTAAGAGGCAGACATTTAGTGGAGCTATCGTGTAAAACACCCATCACTCTCGCTTCAGAAGCATCCGTGATGGTAAAAAACATCGTATCGCCCCTCATCTCCGTCAGTTCCAAATAATAAACGGCACCACCTGCAGCTTTCACAAAGGTTTTTGTCACATACAACATCAACGAGTTAAGATTATGCTCATAGCCACAATTAGGATCATCGTAAAAGCTGTATTTTATTGACTCACCGTCAATTATGTAAAACCCATTGACGCTAGGTAACTCACCCCTTTTCTTTCCAATTATTATATCAGCAGAAAACAAAAAAGTGCCCTTAAGTACCCTCACCTTCTTTCTTTCCATAGCAGACACAAGATCAACCAAATGTATGTCATAAATGCTGTGTATCGCCATACCATAGGCCTCCTTTTTCCCATCTCCAAGAGTGCTGTGATCGTATACACAATCCTCAAACTTATTCTGACAAAACCAAGTTCCATTAAGATCATTGGCATCATAAGCATCTTTCTTCGCATTCTCACTTATAAGATCACAGTCCTTCTTTATCTGGGCCGCTACTGCAGCTTTTTCAGCGCTCACCACTTTAGCATCATCGATAAACCGATTAAAATCGATCAATCTTGTCATTTTTCTCTGCGCATCACGAAAGTCGAGAATCGGACAACAACAATGCACAAAACCACCATCATCTCGTTTGGCGTGGGTCGCCCAATTTCCACCAATATCATATATCACTCCATTCTTTGGAAACGAGGTGAAAATAACATCGGTTTCTATCTTTCTCATGGCCGCAGCCATGCTGTGCGTACCTCTGTGCACTGAAGATGTCACCACTCTTCTTTCAGGAAAAAGTTCAGCAAGCAACTGTATCTGATCCTCATTAAGATTCCTTTTTACATCTATTTTCTTTTTCTTTTTGTTTTTTTCTGTACTATCTTTTATCTGATCTACTATTACATTACACATAGCATTATGTAAATCCGAACCCACTCTAGTGGCACTAGTGTGAAGTATCGCATTCACATAATCATCACTGGTGATTTTACTCAAAATAGACTGATCCATTGAATATAACAACAGCAAATTTTTTGAAGCGTTTTATCGCAAGCGGTCGCTTCAAAATCACTGGTCTCCAACCACTCAATTAAGCACTTGGCTAGTTAGAGTTGATAAAAATAC